GGTTTCCTTCTCTGCGTAAACTTTCTGTGCTGCTTTAATCACAGAAAGCTTTTCAATCAGCTCATTAATTTCTTCCATCGTCAAACTCCAGAAGCAACAGCAGTGGTCTTGAAGCCGTGGTCAATCAAACTGGTGATTTCATGCAAGGAGGATCGCCAGTGACGTTCGCCTTTCTTGTCACGAACACCATACAGGATTCGCGACAAAGGCCTTGGCCCACGATCTGGCGTGGAATATCCATGGTGCTGAAGCACCTCCACAAGCGTTCCGTTGTGATCAATGGAAGGAAGCTGGTCGGGGTTTGGTGGAGCGGTAGGCATTGGACGACGTTGATGTCGTAGCCAATATAGAGAAGAAGAGGGGAATTGTAAAGAGCGCCAATCGAATGACGGCCTTGGGGGCCTACCCTCGCGAACGGCGCTCTGGCGAAGGATGCCGAAGAGCTGGAACGATGAAAAAGAACGGGACGACTCTACGCACCCCCACCAAGCTCAAATGTGCCAATTCAGCAACTGGTCTATGAGGACCAGCCGAAGCCCTTGCCGGACAACGGGCTAGCAGCCGGAGCGTTCTCTTCTTGCTCAGGCTCGTCATCGATGTCGACAACAGCGTCTTCAGCCTGCTCAGGCTCGTCACTAAAGTCAACGATCACCCTTTCAGCAGTTGCTGAAACCGTCTCTGACGGTGAAACTGTTTGCACAATTTCTTCCACAGAAAAAGGAGCCTCGATGGACTCCTCCTTCTTATTATTTCCAAAATTTTTGTCCCAGATGATCATGGCAGTTATTACAACTGCCTATAGTTTAGAAGAAATCGTCGGGATTCTCTGTTATCGCTACCAATTCAACCTTCGGCTCATCGTCAAGGCTAAAGTCTGGCTCCTGGTATTCCCAAGAGTGATAGAGCCGTTGCTGTTCTCCATTGGGACCATTAGCAAAGCTACTGGTGATCAAACCTTGCCTACGTGCCACTTCCAGCATCTTGCCCGTTGATGAGTTGTCCCAAGTGCCGGACATGGCTGCCACTTGCTGCTTTGTGAGTCGGTCAGTCTTGCGCATGTTGACAGTGTTCACCACTTGATCCAACTCTTCTAGGGATCCTCCCTGTGGTCCCGCATAACGCCAGCCGTAAGAAAGCGTGTCGCGCTGCAATACGTGCTTACCGGTGAGGCCGCTCCTGCTCTTCAACCATTCAAGAACAAATTGGTTTGGGTCGCCATTGTTTTCGGCGCGAGTGAGCTTCACCACTTCACTAACGTTGTCAACAAAACTAGTGGAATCTCGAAGGCCACCACTCTTGTTTAAATGGTGCAAGATGATGATGCTGCATTTGTATTGATTGGCAATATCCCGAAGACCATAAATCACGTCACCGGCATTACTCTTCACTAAGTCCACGTCCATGCCAGCGAGACAGGCAGTGAGGGAGTCAATGGCAACAAAGGCTGGCCGGTTCTTCCTCACGTAGTCTTCAAGCTGCTTCATGTGACCAAAGCGCCAGTTCTCCCAGAAGGCAATAGATCCAGCTTCCAGACCAGCATCCTTGAAGCCAATCACACCAAGTTTTTCGCTGGTGTCCACCAATGGTTCGTCACTTTGAATGATGAGGCTCTTGCCCTTGTGGCAGCGTCTTCCGCTCCATGGTTGACCCAGAGCAATGTTGAGAGCCCAGTTGTAGACAATGGTGCTTTTGCCTGTGCCGCCAGATGCAGCAAGGAGCATTACGCTACCAAGCGGCATGATGCCAGCAATTAACCATTCCCTACATTGATCGGCATTGGCAATGGTGAGGGCATCAATGGTTTCAATTTCTTCCTTGCCATAAATGCGACTCTTTGCTTCATCAATAATCTTGTCGATGTTGGCCTGGCTCATCTTCACACCACGCAGCTCCAGCCAATTGGCAGTTTCGTAGGTGATGCGAGCATCATTGGCATAGAGCCCTACGAAGTTTTCAACAGTGGAGATGATTTCTTCGTAGGCAGGCTTGCCATCCTTGCCGGAATGCTTTCCCTTGGAGACGATGGAGGCAAGTAGATCGTCTTTAGTGACGCCTTCGGCAATGTAGTCAGCAAGATCCAGACCGTTGCCGCTGGGCAGGTTTTGCCATTCCCAAGAGCGCGGATCGGCATAAAGCCACTGTGCCCCAGGGTTATCGGCCTCCACTTCCTTCATGAAAGCAACGCCCTGCTCATCCCTGTCGGGAGCCAGGACTAGCTTCTGATTTTTGAAGAGGCTGGCGTAGTCGCCATTAGTGCGGTATTGCTTGCTGCCACCCAGAAAGGTGACGGAGGGCAGACCAATGGACCAGACGGCCTGGCAGGTGAGTTCACCCTCGACCACGACAATGGGCAAGCCGGTTTTAGCGCTCTCGGCAATTGCCTCCTCATACATAAAGGGAAGGATGTTGGCCTTCACCTCTTGGAGCTGCGTCTTGTGGCCAGTGGCGTTGTGATCAATGGTGGGAAATTCTTGCCAGATGCGCTTGCTGCCAGAAGTGTCGTCGCGGTGAACAAGCACCACTTCGCTCCCAGATTGGTTCCTGTATGGGAATGAATAGACACCGGCCTCCCTCGGCGGCTTTTCCCATCGCACCATTGGAGCAAGCACGTTTCTCACTTCGGCGCGGTGCGCAGGGGATGGGTCGTGCCAGCAGGAGTAGGCGCCGTTCTTTTTGTTAACCGAAAAGTCGTTGTTCCCGCAGGCGGGACAGATGTATTTGCCTGATTCCTTGCTGGGCTCCAGTTGGTCCAGAAAGTCCAGGATCGAGAACGACATGAAAGGTGGTACGTGGTATGCCGCTTTGCATCATCGCATCCAAGGTGGTTTCCTGCAATCCCTGTAGCTATAAGGCATCCTTATCGCCCAATGGGTTGCTTGAAGGCTTCTTGCGGGTATTGTGGGGAGGAACCACGGCGCCACTGCATGCCGAAATCCAGTTACGACAGCCCCAAAACCAAAAGGCATTTCACGCTTACGCAGGATGCCGTTGACCACTTAGACAGCATTGCTTCAGAAGCCAAGCTGTCCCGTAGCGAAGCGTTAGAGCGCCTCATCCGCGCCACTCCCATATGGGAAGGCTCCGCAAGTCTTTCTAATGGGGCCTGGTCCCTATGCGTGGACTACACCGCTCCCGAACTCCCCACTTCTCTTGATGACTATGAAAATCTCTGAACTGATTCAAGCCCTTCAAAGCGCCTACGTCATGGACCATGAAGACATGGAAGTGGTGCTCTGTTTTGAGGAGGGTGCCATGGAAGAAGGTTTTGATTGGAAGCACGTTGAAGGCATTACGGACGTGCGAGTGACTCGTGATTGGCCGTTGCCTGGCGATAGCCTTGTCAACCACGAGGAGAAGATTACCAACAAAGTGGTCATCATGTATGACCTCATTCAAAACCTGGACAGTTCTGTTCCCGAATTGTAAAGTGACCCAGTCTTGTTTTTCCGACATCTTTTCTTTTCCCATGGACCTTACCTCCCCCGCATCACTAGCTCTATCTGACCGCATGAATGGTCTGTTCAGCCCTCTGGAAATCACCCCTGAACAGTTCACCAAAGCTTACATGCTGCCCATTGGCGAGCACGTTGAGAAAAACTACAAAGGACTCTCCTATTTGTCCTGGCCTTTTGCTTTCCGCTACCTCAAGGAGCAATTTCCCACGTTGTTCGTGGCATTTGAGGAGAGCACAATGGGGTGGCCGGTGTTTGGCCAGACTGGCTGCTGGATTCTGCGGGCCTACCTTACAGATGGTTGCCGTCGCACTCCTGCGTTGGTCTTTCCATTGATGGACAACAAGCACAATGCAGTTAAGGAGCTTGATGCTCGTCAAGTGAGCGACAACATTCAACGGGCCAGTGTCAAGTGTATTGCTACTTTTACGGGCCTTGGTCTCAAGCTTTATTCCGGCGAAGACATTCCCACTGCTGACGATGGCAACGTACAAACTGCGCCCAAACTCCCCCTCCAACAGGAGAGCAAGAAACCAGCAGCGGTATCGCAACAGGACAAGTCGCCTGCTACAACAAGCATTCCTGCTACTGGAGGAACGGGGACTGTTGCCTTCAATGGCAAAGAAGCCCTCACAGCCTTTTGCAAAGCCAATCCTCTTCAGTACGGAGAAGAGCGGGCAAGTCTTTTAGCTGCCAAAACTGCCTTGGAAAGCCTTGGCCTTTCCAAAGGTGACGATCTCAAAGACGCTCATATGCTCGCCAATGCAATCATTGCAATGGTATCGGCATGGGTGAAGGAGAAAGGCATCAAGATTACCAAGGCGGCCATGACACAGGAGATTGCCACTCTTCGTTCTATCTGTGCCGAAGGCACCACTGAGCAGGCCATTAAAGGAGTGGAAGTATTCGTTGCGGGAAAGCTTTAGACCTGGCGGCAGTTCGCTTGGCTCTTGTTTTCAAGGGCCAAATTGTCACCAATTCTGAAGGCAGCCCTCTTGATGAATCATGGCTCTCTCAGTTACATTTTCCATTGTGATTGGCAGTGTCTTATTGCTGCTAATCCTTTCATCAATTGTTTACCTTCTTGAGACTATTTACCAATGGACGATCAAGATCAAAGAAAATTTCCCACGAAAGAACAATGGATGAGTGCATGGGAATCAGCGCATGTTGCATATGCTTCTGACCCGGACCCTTCAGAAAATTATTTGTGCAGGGTTTTGCTATGGCAAGCCAATCGTGTGTGTTGGGGGGAAGTTCTGAAGTGACCAGCTTTTCGGACATTAAAAACTGCCCAGAGTGTGGAAGCCTATGGCACGACAAGCCCATTCCAGAAGAAAGCCAGCACTTTTTTGGTGGCTCCAAATGGTTCTCCAGGGTGATCTACCTATCGTCTTGGCGTGAAGATCGTGGCTATGCCTGGCAATGTCCAGACTGTGGCACCACTTGGGACCGTGGTACTGGCGCCATCATTGACCATTACAAAGTTGACATGCAAAGCCCCCTTGCTCCTCCTAAACCATGAAAGCCATCATTGCTCTGATTGTCGTTGCATTTGGCCTGCCAGCAGGGGCTTGCAATGAGCCTATCACCTATTCCGGCACATGCCCCCTTGGCTACTACCGCTCTGGGGGGTATTGTGTGAAGAACAAATGATGTTCCAATGAAGTTCAAGCAGTTTGTCCCGGACCGAATTCAACTGGACAAACGTCGCTATTACAAGGTGCCAGAGGGCTTGGACCATGTACCTGCGGGCTTGGTTCTGCCCTCTGTTACGACCGTAGCCGGAGCATGCTCACCAGTGGGCAAGATCATGGCTCTCATTAACTGGCGGAAACGAGTGGGCGATGCAGAGGCCAACCGTCGCACCATGGGTTCCATTGATCGTGGCGTGTGGTTACACGGCGTTTTGGAGGATCTATGGAATGGGGAGGATATTGAGCATCATCTTGAGGCCAAAAGCAAATATCGCCCCTATTTCCATTCCATCGAACCCTTCCTAGAAACCATTGACGAGCCGTTGCTAGTGGAGAGCGCCATTGCCTATTTTAATTCTGAGTTGCAAATTGGCTATTCCGGCACCTTCGACATGCTGGCCACCATGAAGAATGGCAACATTGCCCTCCTCGATTGGAAGACCAGCTACAAGCGCAAACTCGACTGCTACCTAGCTGATTACAAAATGCAACTTGGAGCCTACGCACAGGCCCTTGAGCAAATGTACTCTATTGAAATTAACGAAGCCTATTGCGCCATCTCCATCTACGATCCAGACACGGGAGAGGGCGAAGAGGCGCAAATCGTAACAATGGATGGTTGTGATCTCGCCTGCCAGGCAGCCATCATGAACGACAAAACTCGCCGGTACTTTGACGAATTCTATCCAGGAGGCAAACCCTTCACCATCACTGTTGACAAGGGCGCTTGAAGCCTCTATATTTGGCCAGCCCTCACGGGCATCTAACATCCTCCAAGGAGCAACACCGTGGCAAATCGCCCCACTATTACCGCCGCCATTGATCTCACCCCTGACCTTCTCAATGCATTGAAGAAGGCTGGTGCTAATGATCGTGGCAACTACAGCCTCGACATGGCTGTATGGCCCAACGAAAGGATGACCTCTGAGCGCTCCCCGAGTTTCACCGGTTCCGTCAAGATCAAGGGCGACAAGGAAGGCCCTAAGGGCTACGCTTCCGTGTGGCAGAGCGACGATGGCGGCGGCAGCAGCAGCTCCACCGATCTGTTCTGAAGTCATGAGCAATAAAGACCCTGGTTCCATGCTGGTAGGTTTATTGCTCGCAATTCCCATTCAAGGATTCCTTCTCTTCTTGATGGCATGGCCCCTTTGGTGGGGCCTTTTGCCATTGTTTCCTTGGTTGGAAATGGTGCGCTTCGGAGCTGCCGTGGCTTCTGGCTCAATGATCCTTCGCTTTATCTTCAATCGTGACGCTGCTTAACGACAAGCAAATTGCCAAGCTTGCGGAGAACGACATCTTCATGCCTTTCGTGGGCGAGAAGATGCGAACTCTTGATGATGGCACCAAAGCCATTTCATACGGCCTGTCCCAAGCTGGTTATGACATTCGGCTGTCTCCTGACCATTTTCTTGTTGTTGACGGCAAAACTGTCAAGGGAACCAACAAGGGTGAATTGGATGCCAAGCTTTTTAATAGCACCATCCCGTATGAAGCCCCATTAATCCACAGCAACGGTGGTGAGTATTTTCGCTTGCCTCCCCATAGCTATGGCCTTGGTACAAGCTACGAGCTTATCTCCATGCCTAGCAATGTCATTGGCATTTGCGATGGTAAATCCACTTACGCTCGCTGCGGCATCATCATCAACGTGACGCCCATCGAACCTGGGTGGGCCGGTCATCTCACGATTAGCATCTCCAACCCCACTGCTTTTCCAGCACGCATCTATGCGAACGAAGGTATTGTGCAAGTGATGCTCATGGAGATCGAGGAAGTGGGACGGGCCTATACTGGCAACTACCAGAACCAAGGGGCTAACGTACAGTTAGCTGCTGTTTAATAGTGAGTGCTCTTGAAGATCAATTCCTGGGACTATGGCAGGCTCACAATCCTTCCCTTCCATTGGAAAGAGAGTTTAGTGAGATTGACGCCTGGGAGAAGGATTTTCAAGAGCGCCATGCCAAATCAAAACGTTCCAAACGCTACCGCCTAGATTTTGCTCATCCCGACTCTCGCACTGGCATCGAAATCCAAGGTGGCGTTTACATGCGTGGCCGTCACGTCACTGGCAGTGGCTATGAAAGAGACTGTCGCAAATACAATCTTGCTTATACAAGCGACTGGACGATCTTTCTGCTCACGGCTACCATGGCCAAAGACGCCTTCTGGCACGCGCTGATTGCTGGGCACATTCAGCAAGCTCAAGTGCTTCCTTGATAATGGCATCAGCAGCTTCCAAGTCTGTTTCTTGCTTGGCCATCGCCTGACGAAGCTGGATGTTTTCTAACATAAGACTTTGCACTGCCGTCTGCATGGATGACCAGCCAGTCAGCAAATTCTGTGCCACTTCACGAAGCTTTGCATTGTCGTGGCATTCTGCAATGGCCTTTCTGTTGACGGTCAAAGAGAATTCACGTTCTGCCGAATGCTCGAATGGACCCATCATCGCAACTCTACTTTTGCCATTGTAAACCAATTCCACCGGAACGCAAAAAGTCATGCGTAAATTATCGTTTGCAGTCTTTAGGCTACAACCAAGAGGGCATAGCAAGCAATTTGTACGACGTGTGGAAAATGGCGAGAATCCCGAAATCTTGTGTCCGGCTTCCCGGCGTTATAAGCTGAGGAGCGTTCCAAAAGGCTATGACTGGCAAGAGGGAGAACGAGTGGCGCTGGTCGCCCTCACGGGGGCTGGTGTGGTGCCAACGTCCATCTACGGCACATTCGTGGGCATCGACAGAAGCAATGGAAGGAAAGCTGCAATGGTCCAATGGGACAAAAAAACTGCTCACGTCAGTGGTACAGTGGCATTTCAACGAATCCGCCCCATTGCGTTGATCCTCGACCATGATTGATTTGCGCCTTCCGCCCCCCATTGACCCCTTGAACGATGGGAAAAGTTATTTGTGCCTCATTGATGCAATGGGGAACAGTCTGTCCATTGTGAACGATGCCAGGCAAAGCCTTGATGGTCATTCCGAGGAATGGTCCGAGCGTGATGCAAAACTCCTCAAGTATTTAATCAAGCACCAGCACACAAGCCCATTTCGTGGTGTTGTCTTTAAATGGATGGTGAAGGCCCCATTGTTCATTGCTCGGCAATGGTACAAACACACCATTGCGTCCACTTACGTGGACGACCAGCTTGGCTGGAATGAGAAGAGCTTCCGCTATTGTCCGGCCCAAGATGCAGAATTTTATGTGCCTGCTAAGTTTGCTTCACAGGCCGCTAGCAACAGACAAGCCTCTGGAGAGCCACTTGATTCACGGGGGCAGGCCATGGCAACTCAGATTTATACGAAGACTGTGGAGGAAAGCAGGCAAGCTTATGATGCGCTCCTAGCCGCTGGTGTAAGCCGTGAGCAGGCTCGTGGCGTGCTGCCTCCATGCATGTACACGAGCTTCGTCTGGACCTGCTCCCTGCAAGCTCTGCTGCATTTCATTAGCCTCCGCATTAGCAAGGGAGCTCAGCATGAAATTGCTGTTTATGCCGAGGCCCTTCTTAAACTGGCCGAACCCATCGCCCCTGAAGCCTTCGAGGCGTTTGCCGAAAACAACTACCAATTCTGATCATGCACGACTCCGTAAACAGCCCCAGCCATTACGCCAAAGGTGGCATTGAAAGCATTGAAGCTATTCAAGCTTCGATGAGCGGGGAAGCCTTCAAAGGCTTCCTGAAGGGAAATTGCCAGAAATATTTATGGCGCTATGAGAATAAAAATGGCAAGGAAGATTTGCTTAAATGCCAATGGTATTTAAACAAGCTCATTGAAACAGTGGAGGCCGATGAAGAATTCTCTCACACCGTTAAAGACATTGCAGCAAGATTTCTTGATCATGCCGTGATGGTGCCTACAGACGATGCTGAACCTACCGACCCCGATGCCTACATGATTAGCGGCTGCCCATCCGTTCGCCATGGCCCCCCAGAACGCTTAGATGCAAATTGGTGGACTAAGCCGCACACCAAATAATAGAGAGGGGGCCCAAAGCCCCCTTTTCTTTTGATTCATGAATGGGCAATGCACGTTGCGTTGCCTGGCACCAAGCTTCCCAATCAGACAGATCAGTGTGAGCGCTAACAAAACTATTGGAATGAATCCAGCCCATCAAAATAAGCTCACGTTCTTCTGTCCAGAATTCTTTCGGTCGCCACCATTCAAACAACGGCAGGCTTCCCTTGCTTGCATTACACGAGAGACAAGATGGGCTATTGTTCCATTTTGCAAAGTGCGGTCCACCTTTGCTCTTGGGGACGATGTGATCAATCGTAAGCTTCTCGCTCCACTTCCCGCAATAGGCACAGGCACAATGACCAAATGGTCCTCTTGTGGGGAAGTCTTCAAAAATGCTTTTGCGGTAACGACGCTTGGCCTCGCCAGGGCGTAGTTCGGAGAGAGATTGAAGGAGTTCTTCGGGTCCATTTCTCATCCCCATAGTGATACTGAACTGGCTTCCATACAGTTTAAACTGCCAAAGTTAACGATGGCGATTGTGTAGAATATAAAAAAAACAGCAACGAACAATGCAGTCTTGGCAAGAAAGCATGATGAACTTTGCAGCGACCGTCACTGCAGGCATGCTGCTTGCTAGTGGCGGCATGATGGTCACTGTTGGCAATCAACAAGTGAAGATTGCCACGCAAGTGGAAAGCATTGCTGAAAAGCTGGACGAACTAACAAATAGCATGAAGGGGATCGAAGGAAGAGTGCGCGATTTGGAAATCAAACGCTAAGCTAAGGAAAAAGCAGAATTCCCCATGACCCCTGCAGAACTCATGCTCATCGGCGGTATCGTCGTTGGCGCCATTGAAACCATCATCGCCGCTCTTCCCATCAAGCCCAACAGCACTGTTGAGCTAATTCTTGCCATCGCCAAGTCCATTTTTAAGACCAAGCTTAAGTAGGAGAGGAGGTAGGCATGTCTGGCTCCGTTCGCCTTTCTGATTTGTTCAAATATTACAAGCAAGGACTGCCGTATCAAAGTGCTGCCGTGCAATTGCTTGAAGAGCAGCTCATGAAGACTGCTCCTGAATTGATGAGCAAAAATAACGAATGGTTTAAGGTTTGGAGTCAGACTGGAAAGCAAAAATCTCCGATCCTGTCCGTACCCTACGAATGGCAACGTGACAACAAAAGTGGCTCTGGCGGTCGTGAATGCTTTAGCAGCAGCTCCGCCATGGTCGCAAAGTTCTATGGAAAAGTGGGCAGTGATGACGAGTACAACAGCATTCGCGCTCGTTACGGGGACACCACTGATTCCAGCGCTCAACTAAAGGCTTTGCAACACCTAGGACTCCAGGCGGAATTCAAGCAAAACATGGGCCTAGAAGCCCTTGAAAAGGAGCTGAAAGAGGGTCGTCCAGTGCTGGTTGGATGGTTGCATCATGGGAGCTATAAAGCCCCCTCTGGAGGCGGTCACTGGAGCGTGGCAGTGGGCTTTGATGCGCTTTCCATCGTTCACAACGACCCGTATGGCACAGCAGACGTGATTCATGGTGGATACATCAGTGGCGAAGGCGGCAAATGTGTTTACTATGGGAAGAAATATTGGGCTCCCCGCTGGACTGTTGAGGGGCCCAATTCTGGCTGGGCTGTACTGGTCAAACCATGACGCTATCAGCACTGATCAATGCTCTGCTTTATGAGCTGGCAATTTGGTTGGTGCTAATGCGTCCTTCAATGGCCTTTAACCCCTGGCTCTCCAGGCTTATTGTTTGGTGCCGTCCTGATTGGACTGAATGGAAAACACGGCAAATCATGAAGGATGTTGACAGGCAAACTGTCAAAATTGTGGAGCAATGGGAGAAAGAGGAGCGCATTGAGAATGCTGCAACATTAGCCGAGCAAGCCAAGCAACTTTATCCACATGCCATCGTCACCCCATTGCCCGACGCCGTTGTTCCTTCAGTATTGATCCAGCAGGAGGCAGCAGAAGACGCCAGTAATGAAGTGAAGGCATTAGGCGGCGAAATGAGGATCACCTACAAGTTTGACGAGCTACAATAGAGCGAGATTCTTATTGGTCATGGAAATTGTCGTTGGCCTATTTATGCTCACCACCGGCATTTTCATGACTGGACGCTTGTATCATTTGAATTGTCATCAGCGGGCTCAACAAACGCCCCTTGCTCATCATCAATACCACGACTAATTAGATTATGCAAATGCATGTAGTGATTTAGGCCATCGCCATAGTCAATGTTGAAAATATCGTACATTGCGTAGCGGTAGCTACCTTTGTCTTTTACATCAGCCTTGTAAATTAATTTGCAAATTTGCCGAAAAGCCCGCGCTCTTTCATCCATTGAAAGACTGTCCCACCAGGCGTCGTCTTCGGCAGACTGAATCAAATCAGCATGGTGCCACGCTTCGCGAAAAGCCCTCATCCCTGGACTGTTTAAAAAGTCTTGCATTGACATCCCTGGCAAGACTGGCACTATAGCACCGTTAGCCTCCGCCCTCTCGCAATGCGCTAAAAATTAATAGTTCGCCGACGTGTTTTGAACGTGCGTGCATCACTGCCGACCACAAGAAATTCGCCAGCAACGGATTGGAGTTTATTAGAACCAAGCAACATAACGCCATTGCCTACAAGAGTAAAACTTCCAACGGTTGCGATGATTTGCTGTTGCTTTCTTAGGCCAATTTCTTGCCCGGTAAGCGCAAAAACACCAGCATTTGAAGCGGAAAGTCGGGTGGCAAGCAGGTTGAATGGATTGCCGGTGACGGAGAAAACACCTCTTTCCGTCGTCAACATTCGCGTATGTCTAAAGGTTGCAGCATTGCCACTTAATGCATAAACCCTGGTATTTGCAATTAAAGTGCAACCTTTAAGCAATCCAGCCGCCTTGCCGGTGAGGGCAAATGTTCCCGCAACTGCGGTAAGCGTTCTAAATGGAACGTTTTTGATTAGGTTTGCATTGCTACCATTAACCGCAAAAGAGCCAGTGGTTGCAATAATGCTTCTATTTACCCTGAAAGTTGCAGCCCTACCTGTCTCGTTAAAAGTGCCAGGCTCGCAAGCAAGGCGATGCCCTTGGAGAAGTATTGCAGCTCTGCCAACAAGAGCAAATGTTCCCACGCTTGCAGTCAATGTTCGGAATGGCGTGGCAATAGCGAAAGTGGCATTGCCACCACTTACAGTGAATGCGCCGGGAGATCCAATGACTCTTTGGTTAACTCTGAATGTTGCAATGTTTCCTGTTTCGTTGAAAGTACCAGGCTCGCCAGTAATACGACGTGTTCGGAGAAGTGCTGCGGCATTACCAGTAAGAGCAAATGTTCCCGCATTTGCTGCAAGCGTTCGGAATGGTGTGGCAATAACAAAGTTGGCAGTATTACCAACAAGCGTATAATTATTAGATGCGGCAATTACTCTTCGATCTACTCTTAACGCGGCAGCGTTGCCTGTTTCAGAAAATGCTCCAGTTTCCGCAACGAGGCGATGGGTTGAGCGAAGTGTTGCAGCGCTGCCAGTAACGGCAAAAGTACCAGCGGCCGCGAGGATATTGCGCTGTCCATTGAAAGTGACAGGATTACCCGTTAGCAAAAATGTGCCTGGGGCAGCAGAAAGAATCGCATTGCGCTTGAAATCAGCAGCGTTGGCTGTCAAGGCAAAGATGCCATTAGAAGCGACAAGTCTTAAGCCACGGGTTAGATTTGCTGGACTCCCGGCAGCAGAAAAGGTTGCTTTGTCTGCAATTAATCGTTGGCCATAATTTAAATTAGCGGCATTTCCCGTTAAGACGAGAGAACCATTTGCACCAAATATACGCTTTTGATTATTAAATCCTGCTCCAGTGCTGCTGACAGTAAAACTGCCAGTGACTGCACCAATAACACTAGTGCGGATAAAGAAGGCAGCCCTGCCAGTTTCACTGAATATGCCAACGCCAGCGACTAAACGCGGGCCCTTGGCCAGCGACGCAGCTTGGCCGGTCTCGACAAAAGACCCACTACCGCCAGACAAATAACGTGTGGCTCTTAGTGTTGCAGTGATGCCTGTTATCGCAAAACTGCCGGTAGCGCTAATTAAACGAAGTGCTCGCCTGAATCCAGCATCATTGCCTGTCTCGGCGAAAGAACCACTTGCGGCAATTAAACGATAATTGCGATTCAAGTTAGCAACGTTGCCAGTGAGCGCAAAAGTTGCTTTGCTTGCGATTAACCGCCTGCCGTAAATTAAATTAGACGCGCTTCCAGTAAAAGTAAAGACGCCCGCTTCCGCAGCCAGGCGTCGACCTTTGTTGAGATTGGCAGCATTTCCAACCAGAGCAAAAGTGCCTTGGCTTGCTGTTATCTTGAAGCTACCGTTGAGATTGGCAGCGTTTCCAATCAGAGTAAAATTACCTTGACTTGCTGTTATCTTGAAGCCACTGCTGAGATTGGCGGCGTTTCCGGCTAGCGAAAAAGTACCTTTATCGGCAATTAAGCGCCGGTTGTAAATTAAGCTGGAAGCGTTTCCAGCAAGGGTGAAGATTGCTGTTTCTGCAGCCAATCTTCGGTTTTCACTGAGGCTGGCTGCATTGCCAGTTAATATAAACGTGCCAACACTTGCGGCAATTGTATAAGCCGTTGTTGCTGTTGTTGGGCCAACGGCGACAAAAGGTTCGCCAAGGTAGGCAATATCTAAAGTGGTGCTATTAAGCGCTTTGGCTTCTACATTGACAAATGGTTGGCCTAGATAGACGTAGTCAAGTGTCTCTAAATTGGTGTCACTCGGAAGCGGCATCTGTGGCCTCCTCTGTTGCCATCAATGAGGCAACATACTGTTGAGCGGCCTCTTGAATTTCCTCCATTGTTGGATAGTTTTGAAACTTCAGCAAAACTGCTTTCTCTTCGGTGATACAGACACGGGCGTACCATTTGGCAGCAATGTCTTGTTCAACAGCGTGAATGTGATAAGTCATGATTAGGCTTGCGCAATGGTAAGGGCGTCTACCCAGCCGGAATGGGTGGTGCCACCCCACGCCTCAGCAGTAATTTCCACTACACCTGTTTGCGTTGGAGTGAAAGTAATTGTTTGCTGCTCCCAGGCATTAGTAGTTGATACTTGTGCCGATACATCAGTAGTAACCCCTGAAATCTGACCACCCTTGCACATTAACCGCATTGTTAACGCGGCATTGTTTATACGCATTTGCGCCGTTATCGTTACCAGGCTATTGGCAGCGCAAGCTACCTTGGCCAGGGGCAGTATGAGTGGGGACAAGTCACTGGCCCGGCTATCAAGAGGTTGCAGCTTCCAGCTATAACCACTTGCCACATATCGTTCATCAACAGCCGAGCTAATATTCCCCATGTTCGCAAAAATTTTATGATTTCCAGGAGTTTGATCGTGATCTTGAGATGCAATCCTGATACCTTGCCCCCCACTAAGACTGACTTCGGTGGCACTGGGGAGATTGCAGTTCATAAGGCTGGCCTCAACCGCGGTGCTGCAACTAATGGATTGAGTGGCCCCCTGCAATTGCAAATCGTAAAACTTACCGCCAATAGCCCTGATAACTGCGCCAACGCTTTGAACATTATTCATGACAAACGTTGCGGAACCCCTAATGGTTGAGTAGGAGTCAACGTTAACGTCTAAGGCGGTGCCTCCTGCGCTAACAATTGCGTGCTGGAGGTATAGCTTGCTGATTGCTGAGTTAAAAGTAATAGCATTTTGGAAAGAACCGGCTACGTGGCCAACCGTCATATCAAGCCCAAAGCAATTGCTAAAACTGAACACACCGTTATTATTATTATTTAAGGCTGTTATATCGTAAATTACATTGTAACAGGTAGCAATATATAAACCATATTGAAATCTGGAAAAAGCAAATTGTTTAACGTCGAGATAACCAAGGAAATTCATAGACATACCGTAGCCAGCACCGTTTTGACCGTCAAACCAGCTAACACCATCTTGCGTCGACATGTTTGTGCGATCCCATCCGCCAATATAAATAATGCGAGAGGTAATGGAACTACCACCCTCTGGGATAGTGAGTGCTGCTGTGGGGGCTGAGGCTGCAGGGGTAAGCCGAAAAGCTTCTCTCTTCCACGTGGTTACGGTTCCAGTTGCCCCAAAATACCCCCTCCAGTTAGTGGAGGAGGTGGTGTGCGTGGTGTCAGAATCAAGGACAACTCGTCGTCCATTTATATTTTGAATGCTCCAAAAAGTCTCGCCTGTAATATTTTTGCCAATGAGGCTGTTGAGAGTCAGTGAGTCAGGGGAGCTAGCTGCCTTACATGCAATAATATTGCTTAAAATAATAGTTTGAGCCCCAAGGTCAGTATTGACGAACAGGGCAATGCTGTTTATGTTTGAACCCAGGTTAGTGGCAAGATCTACAGTAACTGGCTGCCAACGGTTCAGCACCACCACAGCAGGAATGGAAATAGTGTTCACAGGGGTTTGACCGAGACTGTCAGAACACAACTGAAGCCTAAGAGAGCCCTGAGTGGCTAGGGTGCCAGATGTTTGCTGTATCCAAAAAGAAACCTGCTGATACCCGCTTAGATTAAGTGTTCCCGTGGGCCGGTATGCAGCCAGGCCAGTGGTAAACCCGGAACTAATGATAAAAACATCCCCGTAGAGATGTTCCCTGGTCGTAGTTGTCAGCGCAGAGCTAACGTTTGCGGAGGCCGTCCATGCTGTCGTGCGTTGCCCAGTGCTTGCAATATTTTGCGTAACAGCAGTATCCAGTATTACAACAGAGTTAGTGCGCCTCCGGGTAATCCCTCCCGAAGTTCGCACGCCCGCAGCTACACTCCCATCAAGAGAAAAAGTATTTGCATCAATTACTGTGATCTCCCAGAAACCATTGGCAGTAACTGCTCCCGCAACACCCTCAAGAGTTATAGTGTCTCCCGTGCTGTACCCATGTGCCGCAAGAGTAATTTGTATGGGAGTGGTATCGGTTGCAGCAGATATTACCTTCGTGTTTTCCACGACACCTGAAGTCCATTTACCATTTATTCCAAGGCTTGTGGGATAAGGACTCGCTTTAAAGCGAACAGTGTCGCCAGGTGCTACTCGCGCCGCTGTTGCGCCATTCAACATAGTCGCCCACCGACCTCCGATATAATACAGAGTGTCGGTGGATTGGTTGGCCAAGCTTGTTCCACCAGTTATAGCCGTAATCGTTAGCGAAGTTGTTGATAACCGCGCCGTAATTCTGTAAACTGCGTATATAAAGCCGTTAAAAATACTGAGATATTGACCAATCAAAGATCCGTCGTTTGGGAAAGATGCACCAACGCTACTAAATGTCGTACTAGCAATGCGGCCATTGGTGCCAGAGGCGAGCAGCGCAAAGCTAGTACCTCCGTAGTTGTCGTTACCACCATCGGGATCTATGTACAGGGTTGCCATTGGGCTCCCCTATCAAGCAAGAGTCAGGATGCCATTAGCCTGGTCGAGGTCAACTGTGAATGTCTCACCAGTTGCTAGCGTTACGGCGCTGCCGTAGTCCCAGTAGCCAATCAACGGCTTGGCAGGTGATGTCGGTGTATCGTTATAAAGCACCACCCATTGGAAGGGGCCAACGGCTCCAGTGGCTGTAACCACGGGATCCGTGCCACCCACGAATTTAAAAGTGCCGGATGTCTGCGAGCCGGTAATTGTACCAACACTTGTACCACCAGCGGTGTACCCGTTACCAGCGCTGATTTCAGTGATATTAGCCTTTACCGAGTTAGCTGCACTTGGCGCTGTATTGGTGAGCATCACCTTATAAACGTGAGTGGTGCCAGTTTGCATCTGGTGGACGCCAGAGGCTACGTCAGCGACAAACTGGTTGAACTTGTTAAATGCGGCCATGACGCTTTGAATTTAATAGACAGATTCTAACACTACACGGCAACAGTGATGCTTAGTTCAGTCGGATTGCCGCTAATACTTGAAATTTCAAGCCACAGGAAGTTGTTGGCAGGAATTGGCATGTTCTGGACAGTGGCAGTAGAAGCAGTGGTCGTGCTGCTCACTACGGTCGAAGCCGTTGCTGCTGTTCCAGCGCTGGAACGATTGGCAGCATACCTTAAGCTATAAGTGACAGACGGACTGCTTGAGCCTCGCAAGATAGCTGCCACCTGCACTAAGGTCGTACTGGATTGCGTATAAAACAGCGTTAAGTTATCTCCTGCTACTGGGTAGGCAATGGTCAGGGATTTTGGTGGTCCTGGAGCACCAGACGCGCCTTGAGGGCCGTTTTCACCAGTGACAACCAACTGAACATCGTCACTGCTGACCAATAGTTGAAGTTCTTCATTGTCAACTAATAATTGAACATCCTCCTTGATGACAACTAAATCATTCATGGTTAAACTCCGCGCCCAGAAAGTCCTAGATCAATATAAGACGTACCTTGCAGCAAATAAGACTTGCTTCCATCGGGTTCAGTCACCAACACGTCGTACTGCCCTTGTTCCGTGATGCCCGATGTCACACTGCTTTGGAGAATTAATTTGAAAGTGCCACTGGCCTGATCTGTCCAGGAAGTGGAAAAATTGGCAAGCTTAGCCGTGCCATTCCTGTTCCATAGCTGAGCTGCCACCGTGTAACCGCTCATGTTTACTGGTACGCCAGAGCCAGTCCTGTATTGCAAGCCAAGGCTAAACGTGGCGCCTTGATGAATTGTAATGTCGTAACGTGCTGGTTCCATTTTGTCAGTCTACACTATTTCCACCCAGCCTAATTGTCCCAGGGCCTTAGAGTTTACTTCGCTGTCAACGGTGAGCACAAGGGTATCGCTCACGCCAGAGGCATTCACGCCAAGCGCTAAACGAATGGCCGTGTCAATATTGAGATTGACAGACTGCCCTTGTGAAATGATGCCAGTATTGACGATTGTTCCGCCGCTAACGGCGCTGGCAGTGGTGATAGTTTCAACGTTTCCCCTGCCATTGACCGCAGGGGCCCAAGTGACGCCAGAAAGAGTGGGATTAAGGCGCAGCTTCCATGCCACAACATTGGTGCTTTCAGAGGCTACGTCAACTTTTACTGGCAAGATAACATTACCGGTGCGACCGCTGACCATGCGAATACCAGCCGTCACTCGTTCTCCGCTGGTATTCGGAACACTAGACAGGGAATGATCAATGGAATAGATAGGTCCATCCGGCTCGTAACCACCTTCGCTCAACAAGCTGCAACAAATTTGTTGAAAAGTAGCCCCACTGGCCTGAGCAGTGCTATTGAAAATTTGATATGAAAATGGGAGGATTGCCGTTTGCATGTATGTTCTACTGAGCCTATTTGCATGGTTAAATTCGTGGCAATACACAATGGAACCATCAATCACAAAGCCACAACGCACTCTTCCAACACCCAACCATTCAAAATCAGCAGTAAAAATTTGCGCCTTACTGAAATCAAGGGCGGGGAAAGTTTCAATGTTCCATTCGGATTGATTGACTACAGTTTCCACCACGCTGCCAGTAGCAAAACTTCTGACGACAAACTGAAGAGTGGTGCCACTGGCACGCAGCATCACACCATTATTATCGTCAAAATAACCAACTTCTTGAATGAGGCCAGCAGTCAATGGTGCCCCAACAAAACTTTGCAAAGCAACTAAGCTTTTTCCTGGTTGATACGGAAACCTTTGCTTTGTACGACGAAGAACAGTGTCACCAGAAGCAGTGGTAGTCCGAAGCTCTAGTGTGCTTGCATTGGTGAGGAAGTTAACATTGCCGCCGCCAGTCGTGATTTCATACCATTGATCAAGCCGCTTGTCAAAGCGCATTGTGCTGTCAAACAGCGTATAAGGATTGCTTACACGCTGCCTGCCAAATGCATCTACTGCCCCGCTGTCGGCGCCATAATCAAGAAGATTGCCATATTTGTCAGCAATTACGTGGGTTTCAAACTGTTCGCCCTGCCTGCTGATTTGACCCATCGAAATTATCCCTGCCTATATATGCTTCATTATACTCCGTTCCAACGGTTTCCATGGCGCTGTAAACAGACGATGGAGCGAAGCCGCAACCAGTGAGGAAATGAGCAAAAGAACGCACTAGCGCCGGAGCATCAGCCAACTGGCATTGATGCGTAATTTCCTCGTAACCACAATACCCAGGAATGTCCTGTGTAGATGAAAAACGATGGGAAAAGGAATAACAATTAATGTCGGCAGCCACGAGGCAAAAGAAAAGACCAGCCAGAAACTAGCCTGTCCTCTTGCCATTGTCAAGACTTTCCTTGGCCCTTGAGGAGCTTCCTGCCATGGCTAGGCTTGCTGCGCTTCCCATTGCCCTGCTTGGTTAGCTTTGGAGGGCCTGGCTGATGCGAACGCTTGAGAGCTGCACTGCCACCTTTGCTTTTTACTGCCATTTTGATTGAAAAACAACTTGCTCAGTTTACTGCATATTCCCGCAGGTGTCGCCTGCTTGCCTACCATGGCATGCCGTCGTGAGTTGACGGAGCCAGATAATTGTCGTAAATCGTATTAATTAAGCCCTGCTCAATGGCATTCTGCTGCTCTTCGCCAAGCGCGGCCAGTAGCCATTCGATGACAAGTTCGCGAGTTAAGTCAATAAATGGAATAGGATGCTCTGAAGCTTTTAGTCCAATGGTGCCTTCCGCCGAAGTGGCATAAAGGCCTAGAGTTGCGTTCAACTTCCATTCAATAGAGAAAATCATGTCATTCTCTGAATGCCGAACAAGGTTCGTAATGATCCACTCAAGAACAATATCGTCTACGTTCATGACCAAGTACCAATGGAAGTGTTGCCACCGCTAGCAGCAATTGGCCAAATTCTAAACGATGAGCCAACTTGGACTGTATATATGGAGCCAGTAGCGCTTAATTGCACTTGTGGGGTCAGTATGGTGTTCGTGCTGACATGAACCGTGCCTCGCTCCTGAACATGGACCCATTGGTTTGTTGTTGAAAGTCCACTGCCGACAATTTTTGCCACTTCCGAGTCACGATATCCCACCGTGACGGTCCCGATATCGGACGTTGTCGAACTGAGTGAAGCTAATGATTGGCCGGTCATGGTTTGCACTCCGCCACCCGTAAGCCCATACAATACGGAAACATTATGAGTGAAAGTATTACTAGTTTTTCTTATCGTAAATAATAGTTCAAACTCGTACACTGTTGCGCCCTGCACAGATACCCCCACCCCAAGGATTGATTGAGGCGTGGTGACCGTCGAACTAAGTTGCCGGGTCGAATTTAAGCGGTAATACTGGTAGGCGGGATATACAGCAAAAGCATTGCCATTCACTCTTCCAGTTAAATAACCCGTGGAAGAAACTCTTGCCTTTTCGGCGCCACCTGTAGCAATGCCTAAGCCGCTGCCAGTGTTGTACAGGCCAATTCCAGTGGCACTAGTAAATGCAAGGCCAGGGTTGGTAGCACTGCCATCCGGGATACTGATTAAAGTGGTGGAAGAAACTGTTTGAGCGCCGAACGCTGGGTCAATCTTGGTGCCAGCAATTGCCGCACTTGCCGAAACGTCTGCGTTAACAATGCTGGCATTGCCGCTAATCAACACTGTTCCCGTTTGATTTGGGAAGGTTGCAATTTGATTTGTTGTTAATGTTCCAGGCGTAATCTTGACAGAATAACTTCCAACGCCACCAGCGCGACCTGCAATTAAAATTTCATCTTCGGCTGAGGCATTGCGAAATCTTTGCCCCGTTACATTGGTAAAAACATTGGCGCCAGTAAAGGCATTGTTGCTTGCCAAGACAACATCACCCGCCACACCAGCACCGCTAGACGCCGCTGTAAGACGCCCTTTTGAATCGACCGTAATACTTGCATTGGTATAGCTTCCAGGCACTACTGCCGTATTGGCCAATGTTGTACTAAGACTGATATTGGCACTGCCATTGAAAGATCCAGAAGTACCTGTGGCATCGCCCGTCAAACTAATTGTTCTTCCAGTGGAAAGAGTGGCCGCTGAACCAGTGATACTGATTCCCCAGGTGCCGCTGGTGCCAGCTCCGCCAAGAGGAGCGTATGTGGCGCCAGCAGAGGTGGTTGTAAGGTATCCAGTGATGGACGCTCCAGCAGGAATCGTAACCGTTCCAGTGAAGGTGGGAGACGCAATGGGGGAGTATGCTTGTGCTTTTACGAATGCTGTGGTAGCAATGTTTGTATTATCGTCAGCCGTCGAAGGCGTGGTGGCCGTAGCAGTTGCAAGGGAGGTTTGACCGGTCACATTAAGAGTGCCGCCAATTGCAGCATTCCCCACAGTGCTTAGGCCGGTCAAGGCGTAAACTGAAGTCAGCTCTTGATAGCTGGTTCCGTTGTATCGCTGCCAGCGATTAATGGAACTACTCCATGCAACCGCGCCACTGGGAACATTTGTACTGCCAGTGCCATCGAACATCAATGCCGCATCTGTGTCCCTGCCTTTTAGTTGTGCCAGGACATCGGTATAGAGGCTGCTCGTTGTGGGGTTAGACCAGTTTGCCATTAGATGCTTACCAAATTAGCGCTGCACATATCCTACTAGACTCCACGCGCCTGCCAATAAACAGTGTTGCTTTGCCTTGTCCCGTCATCAGCAAAAACCAAAACCCTGAAGGATGCAGGATTTGCTGCGTCCGTAAAATTGCAAGTTGCAAATCTGGCCGATGTAGAATTAACTGTCGCAAGAATGGATGTGACTCGGGTGAAAGATTTATTGAAAGAAATTAGCGTTCCCCCGGAATCCGTGCTTACTGCACTCGCTGAACCGCTGTCAGTGATTAATTTGGTGTCAAATCGAATATTTAAGCCGGTGGCAAGAAGTAAATCATTATTCCCAGACGAACTAAAGTCATAAAGAATCTTGACGTATCTAAAATTTAATGCAAAAATGCTACTCGTATTTGTGTAGTTGGTCCACGCATCTCCGCTGGCGGTTTTAACGCTTATAGTTGGCGTTATTATTGTATTACCGACCACATGTGTGTGCGTCAGCGTTGTGGAAATTTTAGAACCCGTAATAATAGAACCATAGTCAATTATCTCTTCGTAACTTGCGGTGGTGGTAGACGGCAGTGCATAATAGGCATAGCCTGCATTGATTTGGTCCTGGATCGTGGTCCAACTGCGGGAGGTAAAATGCGTGGCCCATGTTTCAGTTAGGTTCAGATTGACAAGCAGCGCACCGTCCTCGATTAGTGCATTTACCTTTGTTCCGCTAAAAGTAGAATTTTCATTGAATTGACTGGTAAAGTCTGGAGGCGACCCAACTTCAACGGTAACCGAACTCGGCAGTCCATAAGACCCACTTGAGTCAACCCCTGCAACCCAGTAGGTGTACTCACCCTCCGCGTACTCCGTAATAGTCGTAAACGAACCTTGCTTTTGACCAACAACAACACCAGCCTCCCACGTAGATCCACGTCTAATTTCAAAATAACTAATGGCGAAAACTGTAGCCACATCTGTCCACGTAAGAGTGACAGTGCTGTCGATAACTCTTGCCGTTACAGTTGGCTGAGACGGACCGTCGACCGTGTAGTCAAGTGATCCAATAGCGCCAATGTCGTCTTCAAGGTCCATGATTATGTGCCCGTAGGATCGCCGACGTTACCAGCCGTATCTTTTGCTGCAACAAAAAACCTATAGCTTTTTCTTGATGATACGCTTATGTTCGTGGCAGTGCCTGATGTTTTAATAAGTTTTGTATTCGTAGGGCTATCCCAAGTTGGATTGGGATTTGCAGTTGTAATTTCTGAATATCTAATTTCATGTTCCCTGAGTGGAAGTGTTCCGGCAACTCTTGTCCATGTAAGTGTTATAGCAAGTGATGAGAATGGTGAGACTGTCAGGGTTGGGGCGGGTGGCTTGACAATTGTTGCGTCAACGTATGCCGCTTCTCCATATTCATTCGTTGCTTCGTAATATGCCGCCACCCAAATCCTTTTTGTTCCTATATACCAACCAGACGTGGTGGTTGGAGTTATCTTTGCCGATGTCGCCGTGCCAGCAACGGGTGGAACTGCTTGAGTGCCACTGGCAAAGGAAGTGCCAAATCTAATGTGCCACTGTGAGGGAGTCACTAGATTGGCCTTGTTCGCGACCCACCTGACCGTGTAATCGGCCCCGCCAAAGCTTCCCGTGACCACGGGAGGGGCAAACGAGGCTATTGATGTCATGGTTACCGAAACGGGACTAGATTCCGCTCCGCTCACGTCCACTGTCACCACCCAAAATGTCCTTGTACCAGTCCACGTTAGCTTGAATAGCGCAAATACGTCAGAAACCATCGTAACGTAAGTGCTTGACGCATAAGCATCGCCATGAGATATTTTATACCCCTTAATGTTAAAAGTGGTGAGGCTAGCTGGGGCATTCCAGTCCAAATTTGCATCTCCAGCTTTTGTAGGAAACGCACGAAATGATGTAACTGGATTGGGAGGGAGTGTTGTTATTACTGTAGACGCTGCGGACGTACTGTAAACACCAATGGTGTCAATTGCTTTAATTCTGTAAGTAAAGGTGCCTGGATCAACAAATCCAAGCTTGTAGGTGGTTGCGTTCACCTGGGTTACGACCGCACTTGTATCCCAGCTATCAGACGAGGAGCCCCTTCTTATTTCATACGTTGAAAAATCAATATCGGAAATACCTGTCCAGGACAACGTGGCACCAATGACAGGATCAACAGACGCAGTAAAATTAGTAACGTTTGAAGGCGGTTCTGTTTTACCAATAGCGTTTATAGATCCATCAAGCGTATTTACGCTTCCCACTCCATTGGAACCAAGAGATGCAATGGAAAATTCATACAGTCCGCTAGTGATATCCGGGAGGTCAAAAGATGGCCCGGAAGTATTCGTGGTGGTCCAATTACCAGAGTCTTTGCGATAGCGCACTCGATAACGCACTGCATATTCCGCAGCTTTCCAAGTAACAAGAATTTGTGCCCTAACAGATCCGTTGGACACGTAAATATTCTCAGAGGCGCTAAAGTCAATTGGCGAGTCTGGTATTACACTCAAATCACTCACGTCCTCAAAGACAAGCGGTATATCCCTTTCGACGGAATCATACTTTGATTCGTTGTATGTAAGCGCTGAAATCTCATATTCAATTCCCTTTTGTTCAACCACGCTAACCACTCTCCATTTTGTTGGCTTGCTACTGTTAGTAGAGTAGATCCATATAGCGTTTGCTTGTGGAGCAGCCGAAAAGGGCGAGCTAACGGTGATAATATCTCCAGAAAAATTACTGACCAGCCGTTCTTCAACCAAGCCACTTGGCATAATTACTGATAGACGGGGAGAACCAAATGCTGAAATACTTGTAACATCATCAATCTGGATAGTAGTTGTAGTGGCGGATTTAATTCGTCCACCCTTTCTGCTACCAGAGCGCACTGGATCGGCAATTAAAATGACCGAACCGGGTCTAATAACCATTCCAGCGTCCATGGAAGTAGTAAAAGTAACCACTTCTGTTTCGAGATTTTCAGATGTTAAAAGCCATTCTCCAAGCCTTCTAGCCTGCCCCCTGCTTGTACACCCAAACGCTTCAATGTTTTTTTGAGTAACACCGTACTTACTAATTGCATCGCGATCTTCAACGGCCTCGTAAAGATAATCTCTCCTGGCAATATCAAAATATTTGACAAGCGCTACAGTTGATCTGCTTTTTTGGCTACTTCCGCTGTAAGAAAAGCCGACTTCAGAAACATTAGTTGGATTGAAAAGATAGCTTGGTGACGCTGGTGCATCTTGCGCCACCGTAACACTACCGGCAGACCAAAATGGCATCGCCCTGAAGACAGATGCCATGTCATTTATGAGTTGAAAAGCATCTACTTCTGATTGAATGTTTACATTTAACGAGAAACGTGGTTCATAGCCGCCAAAACCATCTCGCACTCCATGCCTGCCGCCTAGGGTACTGTAATCATTAGTCGTGCCCTCGCGGGTGTTAAGCGCTGAGCAATATTGAGATGCTGCGTAAAAAGCAAATTTGTCTAAATTCTCTGCCGTAAAATTTCCTGCATTGGCTTTGTCCGCGTCTGTTAATATATAATCGCCGAATCCATAGCGCCGTGAGACCAAAAGGTCGAATAAGCACCAGGCGGGATCTGTGGTGTAAGCAGCCGCTCCAAAGGTGCCATTCCATACGCCATCATAAATAAGTGCTCCCGTGGCCGGATCGACCGTTGCATTACTAGGAATACGAACCTTGAGACCCTTTATCAAATACGACCGGGCAGGGATCGAATTAAACTGCTCAGCGTCAACACGCAGTGCTACGAAGGCTGTATTTGGATACCTCAACTGTGCTGTTTTTACAAGAGTATAACTTGTCCATTGGAAAGCATTTACCAAGCTTGAAGATGTGGAATTGATAGTATCTCTCGTCACCTTGATATTCACTGGAAAAGCTACATCAGTTAAGCCCACTCGGTAAGAGACTTGGTATGTGTCACCAGTGCGCCCTGAAATTTGCTTGACAAGTCGAGTTTGATAGCTGGCACTACCAGCGCCCTGTAGTGAAATGCTTAGTTGAACTAGTGTGCCAACAATATCACCATTGCTTTTCTGCTCTTGAAGCGCTGGAAATGTAATGGTAACGTTTACAAATTTAACACTGGGATCGGTAATTGTGCGAACAATTGGAATGCCGTACTCGACTGTCACACCTACGCTTACTTCACTATAAATTCCTTGCGTTCCGGTGATAGGTGTGGCCTCAAGGGAGGGTAGGAATGACTGGTCCTGTGTGCCATTCCTTGTAGCCACGGAAACATTCTTAAAGTTATACTGGCCGTTGCTATATAACGGTGTATTGTTCAGAAAAATTGAGCTTTCGCCATCAACGAGCCCTTGGATTTCACCCTCGCACAATATATCTATAACATTGGCATAGGCAATGCTGTTTAAATTGTCTACGGCTGTCGTAGGAGTGTAGAAGGCTTGCTGCTGCGCTGCACCACCTTTGCGGTTACCACGGCCACCAGCGCCTGATAAGATTTTGTCGGTCATGTTTGCACCACGTCAATACCAGCGGAAGCAACGATGGATCCAACGAGCACTTGGCCGTAGCAAATCGGAACTGGCACACCTTGCCGACTTACGTTTTGCACTCCTGAAAAGCTATATGATAATTTTGGATCTGCTGACTTGTCCTCTCCAGTTTTCATTGAAGGTACTGGCATTAGCAATTGACTGACACCATTCAATGCCAAACTTGCGCCAATGGTAAAAGCAAGCCCTTTCAGGGCGATGCCAGCAATTGCCCAGGAGCCCGGGATGAAGAATGACAATGTGATGAGCGCCACCCCCAGCAAGATTTTCCCAAAAGCACCACCGGCCCCCGTGAATACCGGTACAATTGCAATTTCTTGCTGGCCAGCAGGATGATGCAATTCATCTTCGCCCAAATCATAATTGCCAACACTCACTCGATAGTGCTTGTTGGCCATGAAGGCTTCTAACTGGGGAAAGTTTGTCACCAAGAATCTAACAGCTTCAGCAGCAGATGCCACTTGAGCCTCAAAGGTTTGCCTACCTAGGAACTTTGCTAGGGGTCCGTACAGTCTAATAATTCTCATGAGATTAAGAAGACCGCCTTGTCCAATTGTAGAGCCTCAGACGCCTTCCAGTGCTCTTTTGAAGCCATGACCCGTACATATCAACACTTGACAGTCGCCCCCTCAAATGATGCAGCAATCGACCGTCTTCCACGATCACTCCAACATGATTCAATTCGTTTGTTTTTCCTGCAATGGACATCAATATCGCATCACCTTCTTGTAGCTGCTCCCCATCCTCTAGTTCGCGAAAACCTGCATCAGCCCAGTATTGATCAAACAATGGGCATTCCTCAAACTCTTCTGGAGTTGGCGGACGCTTGTAGTCCGATAAAGTAAAGCCCTGCTGTGCATACCATTGATGAACGCAACTCCAGCAATCAAAAACATTCCACACCCATTCCCTTCCAATTAGGTCCGCCTGAAACTCTTCTGGCTTGCACAAGCCCCATTCTTCAGTGACTGGATTTACTATATGCCATGGCATTTCCGAATGCTGGCAAGCCATTCTGTCTGCAGCACTGGGGTGCGGTGGGGTGTCTGGATGACTGTGGATGACGGCAACGACTGTTCCAGCGGTTTCTGCAGCACAAAAGTCGTCGGGATCCAAAATAAAGTTGGTATTATCCGCGCTGAGATTATTGCACGGCCAGTAGCATTTACGTCCCTTGATAACAACAAGAAGGCCACAAGATTCCCTTGGCATCTCTGCCTTGGCATGGTCCATGGCATCAGTTTTCCAAGTCATACTAAGAAGCTGGACAATCCAGGAAACGCGCCAAATGGCAACAAGCTGCCAGTACGAACAGTATAAAGGTTCTGTCCTCGAAAGCTATAAGTGGATGTAGTTGGCGTCAACGCCTGATAAATGCTAATTATTCCAATATCCCTGTAAGTGTTTGGCGGGTAGCCAAGGGGCTTACTTGGCGTGACCGAGCTTTCCGAATTAGTAATAGTTGCGACTCTTGTATTTGAGTAAATAATGCTATTCGCTTGTTTATCAACGCCTGGGAAAATGTAATCACCGACAACCATGTTGCGAATTGGATCAGCTAGACTCCAATTGATGTAAACAGGTGTGCCGGTGGCATACGAAGTGGATGCACCGGTTCTTGTGCCGCGAAGCGTTCCAATGAGTCCAGTGTTGAATGAAATGCTTAAATTAACATAGTAATAGCCACCAGTTGGACCAGTAACGCTGGTAACATAAACATCTTCGTCTGTCGGAAGAAAGGGGCCTGACACTATCATTCCGTAAGTGGGAATTTCACCGCTATTGGGAATTCTGATCTGAAGGCCATCGTTGATCACCAATCCAGACAGCTCCAGATGGCCAGTTGAATTGCTAAACACTGATGTATTGGTCGATGGCGTGCTAACTGTGAGTGTCAAATTTCCAGTATTCACTGCTGTGACCGTCGTGGACGATGGGGTGAGCCCAAAGCCCCAAATTGTATCCCCCGGCGAAATTTGCTTAATAGCAGCGGAGTCAACATTGGTAATCACCGAACTGTCCTTTGTTACAAGTCCAATTGTTTGAACTTCCCCAAATCTTGCCCTGCAGCCGTCAATAGTCTTAGAACAAACATCTTCGGACTGGAATACTGTCAAGGCATTCGTCACTGTGTAATATCTTGCACTCGCATACGTGCATTCCGATGACCTATAAATCCATGAACATAAATTACTTAAGCATTGACGTTTTGGTGCTCTGACGCCTTGCAAATCAAAGGCACTTCCGAGGGTGAATTCACAGAGATCCCTCGTCTCAACTGACTTTTGGATTACATAATAAATTTCTCGTGGCCATTCCGCTGTGCTATCTGGTGTTCCCCATGGATTTACACTGCCCGGAAAATTAACGGCGTCCAAGAAACGGGCAAACGTGCGTATGCGAGTTAACTTTGCGCCGATTAAATCATTTCCTGGATTTACTTGCCTAATGGCATCCAAGATAGTGCTAATACCTCCGCTTGTATTTGCAATTTTTAACTTTGGCTGGGGAAGCTGACCGTTTCCTGCATACTCAAATCCTTCTACGAGCACGGGAAATGCTGTATAAGTCTGTCCCGCCCATACTATATTGCGAGTGCCCTCTGTTAATGCATTTGTCCCATCATGAAAATAATAAGAAATAGTGGAGCCATGTAATCTTGCGAATAAGTCAAGCTTATATAGCTCGATTAACGACGATGGATTTATCTTTTGTGATTCAGCCCTAAGAGATGCGCTGTAAGTCATGGCTCAAATACTTGATCAAAAGTTGCCTGAATGGTTACGCTCCTCACGCTGTCAACACTTTTGGACCAATCGTAACAAATCCATTGATAACTTGTATCCGTGTCTGGAGGCGTCCAGGTGAAAGAGGCTGCGTCCTCTGCCCGGTCATCGAGGAAGGCTTCTATGGTGGCAGCATCGGCTATGGATACATTCCACGTGAGGCTCCAGCTCTTGGGGTTTTGATTGAGTCCCACGGTAACACGTTGAGAATAGCCGTCCCCAAACCTAATCTGTCTTACATTGGGCTTGCTTCCTTTTTGCATTCCGTAGCTTGGAGCAATGGAGGGGAAAGTGGCCATCAGAAATTTAAGGTGATAGTTGTTTGTGCGGGCTGGAGGCTGCAGTAACTGCTTGGTTAGCGTCGAGGACCAGAAAGCATGCCACCGGGCCTTTGTTGCTTGATCAATTCTGACTGGACAGCGGCGCTAATAGCACGTCCCAATTCATTAGCCTTGTCTTCATCTCCCTCCACTGTACTGCCTTTTGCGTCAACATTCACTACGACGTTAACAGGACCGTTATTGCCATTACTACCGCCCCTGAGGTTCACTGGAACGCTCTTGCCGTCTGGCAGGGGAATCACTGCCTCGTTGTAACGCCCTTCGCCTACAAGGCCCAGCGTGGGGCCTGTGACAACGCCTCCAGAAGCAAAAGCACGGAATCCGCCAGGGGCGATGCCACCATTGGCAAAGTAGAACGGAAAGCCAGTGCTGTTTCCAATGGCAGAGCTGAAGTTGGTTCCCAATCCAGTTGTCCCTGGAAACTTAAATCCTCCTCCCATGCCGCCAAGGACGGGACCAAACAATGACTGGAAGCCTTGGAGGAGCATGGTCCTCATCCATGCCGCAATCATTTGGGCAACCATGTCGAGGAATGAATCTGCCACGCTTTGGAAGAAACCAGCCAGCGCTTCCCGTGCCGTCATTGAGCCGGAAATGACACCCTTGAAAGCTTGGCCAAAGGAGCCGCCAATGGAATCAGCAAGCCCTCTGTAGCCATCTCGCAATCTGGTAACAGCGGCCAGTTGCTCTTCGAGCCTAACTTTTTCATCAGCTTGCCCTGGAGTAAGGCCTTCTTGTATGTATTTCTGCCTCTGTTCAGCTCGTGGATCAATAATCCCTGCAAGCTCAAGCTGTTTGTTAAGGCTGCTAATGCTAGCGTCGAACTGTTGTTGCCTTTGAAGAACAAGATTGGCATCTAACGAGTCGTTGTATGCAATCATATTTGCAGTTAATTCGGCAATTTTTTTGGTAGCCTCTTCAGCCTTCATCTTCTTCTCTGTCACCATCTTGTTTACCACGCTCACGGCCAAAGCTGTTTTTTCCTCCGTTTCAAATTGCTTCATTTGTTTTTCAATCACATCATCCGAAAGCCCACTCTTCATCAATTGACCTTTCTTTTCCAGTAAGCTGTTTTGCAACTTTTGCTCTTCAACAGGAGCAATCGAAGCGGTATATTGAGCCCATGCAATTGCAGACTCGCGAACGGCTTGCGCGTTTGCAATTTGTACGGCCAAGGATTGCTGGGCCAAGGCTAATTGTGTTTTCTGTATTGCCACTTCATCCCGCTTTTCGCTAGCCAGCACCTTGCCTGGTGCCCTGGCGCCTGCCGCAGGCCGTTGCAAGTGGCCCACGTCGTACATTGTTCCGTCCGGCCCACGAACAGATGCTGCATAACCAAGACCACCCTTTTCTCCAGCTCCAACCATGCTGTAACCGGCTGCAAGATTCAATGGGGTATTGGCTGGTCCTGCAAGATCGACGCCTCTGTGGTAAGTGCTCGCCCCTGGTACTGGAGCAGTGCGAGGACCATACGGGCTGGTCATTGTTAATTGTTTCGCCACTGACGAATCAAATAATGCGCGAGCTTGCGATTGGCTGAGGTATGAACCATCCTGCTTTCTCACATCGAAATGAGCGCCGCCAGAAATACCTGTACTGCCTTGGAGAAGTCCAGTGGCACCAGTAGCCGACATTCCTCCAGGAAGCGCACCGCCCGCCACGCTTCCTTGTGCTTTGAGCACCTCCTTAGACGCTTCAAGCAAAGCTTTTTGGCGCTTCAGGTCAATATCTGACATCTGCCGCTCAAACTTAATTGCTTCCCTCTGGAAGCTATTCGCACGAGCGTCTCTCAAGTCAAATTGAGCATTAATCCTGTCCACTGCGTCTTGATGCAATGCATCTTGACGATCCAATTCTGCTTGCGTAAAATTCTTTGCCAGTGCATCTTGAAGACTGTGATAGCTCTCAAGACTTGTTTTCTTCTTCTTGTCATCTTCTCCTGACGGGGGAATTGGCTTGAGCGCAGCTTGAGTTTGCTTGTCGCCAGCCATGGCGATCGCGACGGCATTATCTCTTGTTTTTCTTGCGTCTCGCAAATATTGATTGGCCCTTATCATTTCGTCATAAGCGTTTTTAGCGGCTTCCTGCATATTTCCCGCCATTACCGCAACACCCATTTGATTTTCTGGACTTGTAGCCGCTGCTCCAGCCTTGCCCTTTTCGTATCTTGCTGCGTTTTCTGCTGCAAGTTTATATTTGGCTCTTGCGACTATTGCCTTCGTATTAGCTTCCATGTAGACCTTGGTGGCATCTTCAACCCGCCCCGATCCCGCTATTTCATCTAAGGTTTTTTTCAAACCCGCCACTTCTTGTTTTGACTTATCTGCTGCTCCGCCAATTTCCAGAATTTTACCAACCAAGAAATCAAGACCCATTAACAGGCCTCCGATAACGATACCGGTGAGAGCAAGCCTCAGTCCAATTGCAGCAACTCTTGCCACGCCAGTTGCCTGGGTGAATCCAGTAAGGGAAGCAATGTATCTGTAAACTGATTTTATCGCAGCTTCTAAGCCAGTAACCTCTAGCAATTTAAAAGCTGCTGTAAGAGTTGCGATGCCAGCCGCTGCAAGCACTGCAGCCCTTCCCAGCGGACTGGCAGCAAATGAAATCGCCAGCGAGATTGCATTGACAACTGCTGGCAGTAATGTTGCAAAGCGTCCGGCCAGGTCAGCAATTGATGCGCCAGCCGCCCGGATAGAGGGCTCTAGTTGCTTGACAGCCAAATAGAAACCCTGTGCCCTAGGAGTGAGAGTATTGAACCCCTCCCCGGCAGAAGTAAAAGTGGAAGTAAGAACTTGTACTGTTGACGTAACATCTTTAATTAAGTTATTAATTTCAGGGCCAAAAGCAGCCGCAATATTGTTAACAACGGGAGTCAGGCTCTCATACATTAATCTCAAATTGTTATTAATTTGATTTACCGCACCCTGCAATGTTTTGGCAGCACCCTGTGCAGCAGCCCCAAATTTACCACTCAATAACACGCCAACGTTGTCTAGTACGGCGGCCATTGCTTTGCCCTTAAAGGCGCCATCTTCCATCGCCTTTGTAAACTCTGGCAAGCTCATTTGAGCAGCCTTGGCAAACAACGAGAGGGCGCCAGGCAAAACATCGCCCAGTTGCCCCTTGACTTCTTCAGCCATGATCTGGCCCTTGCTCGCCATTTGCGAGAAGGCATTTGTAACACGATCTACTTGATCAGAGCTAAGACCAAAAGCCGCTGCAGATTGCGAAATACCAGTGAAGAGACTTTCGATTTGACCTTGATCGAAACCGGCTGGCTGCATGGATGCATACAGACGGACAAAGCCTTGTCTTGCGCTTTCCAAGGGCACGTTAAAGCGCTGGGCAAGACCCTCGACAAAGGCAAATGATTGTTCAAACGTGCCAGACTCAGCGGTAATTGCTTGAAGTTGGTTCTTGTAAGTAGCCAGTCCCTTGGCAGCATTAAATGCTTCCCCTGGAACATTTTGCAAGAATGCAATAGCTTTGTAAGCAGTGCCAAATAGCAACACTTGCTTGACGGCATTGCCAAACTCGCCACCGAGTTGAGAGATTGCACCGGAAACCGGGAATCGTGCAGTATTTAAAAAACCTTTGGCGCCACTGTATGCATTACCAATTGCGCTCAATCCTTTGTTGACAGTGTGATAACCAGCCCCTAGCTGAGTGGATGCTGGACCCATTGGAGGGTTATTGCCTCCGCCACCACTACCGCCGCCGCCGCCGCCAAATCCGCCATAACCGAAGCCGCCGTAGGGCCCGCCACCGCCAGCGCCACCAAATCCACCGAATCCGCCACTAGCAGTACCACCCCCACCGCCAAATCCGCCATAGCCAAAATTGCTGTAGGCCGCTGCAGGAGGTGCTGCTTTGCGGAACATGCGTTGAATAAAACTAAGTTGCGCTGGTCCATCGGAGGGGAATCCTCCCACGGGGGTCGCGCCATGGGTTGAAAATCCTCCAGCAGGAACAACGTTCGGAGGCCTGTACTGCCGTCTAATGCCTGCGCTACTTTGCCCGATAGGCGGAAGTAGTCGCTGACCAGCCACGCGCTCGCCCTGAGATCGAACCATTTCGCTAACAGCCACACGCTCAATATTTCCAGGCTGTAGAGCAGCGTGAAAATCCATTAATTGCGCAGCGCCAATTTCTAAAACTGCTTTGTAGCCAAGCAGGGCCTGCTTAGTGGCGGCAATTGTTGTTCCATCAGTAAGCCCTTGTATGTCAACAGCGCCTTTAATTAAAACATTGTCAAGGAAATCTATCCCTTGATTCACCTTCGCCAATGCCTGGCTTAGCAGAGATATTCTCTGTTCAAGACTATCTTCCCAGCCAGCCGCTACGCCAGCGCCAACCGCTCTTCCTCCCGCAGCTACGCCCCTGCCGACCGCTCGTCCGCCAACGGAAATACCAGTTCCAAGTGCTGCGGCAATACGCGGTGCATTCTTTTCTGAAAATAACCTACCTTGCTCAACAGCGGCATTTACAAAATTGCCAGTAGTTTCCTTGAATAATGCATAGGTACTGCCATCCGTCAAGCCACCAATATCTGTCCGCCCCTTGAGGGCTAACGCATTGACTTGCCCAGGAAGAGATTTAAAAGCATTCCCGACGACAGATGGAACTCCTTTCAACCCATCTACGACTCTTACGCCTACTTGCGTGACAGTAAGTTGAGCAGCAGCCGTAATGCCTTGAGTGACCAGCGAACTTGTGAAGCCCTTTGCGGCACCCCCGGCAAACCCAACTCCAGCGAGACCTGCAGCAGTGATAAGCGCACCTTCTGCGCCGTGCTCAATGACTAATTCTGCAACCTTGACAGCACTGCCAAGAAGAGTTTCCTTTGCAGGCGACCCAGATAGTATATTCTTGGCCAAGTCAATGGCAGTCGTAATAGATTCCCAGCCACCTGCTGCAACTGATCCAGCCCCCATCATGGCAAGGCCGCCAGGACTGGCCACTGAGCCAATAGCAGAACTTACGCCAGTGCTTAAGCCTTCCTCACCGGCCTTGACGAGCGCTCCTTTTACTGATTTCGTAGCGCTTATAGCCAGATTGCTTCCAAACTTAGCCAGGGCACCAGCTTGTACTTCAAATTCAACTTGTACGGCTACCGTTAGATCTAAAGCCTTGTTTTTTGCGTAACTATCAATGCTTTGAAATACCCTGACTGCTCGGGCGCGAAGGTCGGCTGCTGCCGCGCGCTCCCATTTAGCGCCCCCCTTGATCAAACCCAACCAGAAGCCGTCAGATGTTTGTTCACCAATGCGTTGGGTCCGTTTCGATGGGGAAGCAATTTCAAGATCCTTCTCCAATCCTTTTATATATGCTTCTGCGTCTGCTTTCGCCTTGCTTGAAAATTCAGAGGATCCCTTGGAGGCAAAGCCAGCAGAGACGGCATCGGCAACTTTGCCAATTTCCCGAACCATCTTGGTTCTATTTTTTGTAATTGCTTCGTTGTAAGCAATTATTCCAGTTTCGGCAGCTTTTTTGTACTGTGCCGCAACATCCTCCGTTGATAGTGCGGAGAGCCCTTGACGAATGGTCCTTTGTTTAATCGCTGGCCCATTAACCGCTCCTGCATTGCTGGCTACGGACTGAGCATTCTTAACGGCAGTAGCAGCTTCGCCCCTGAGGGCCTTGAGCGCGTCCTTTGCGTCTCCTATGGCCGATGTATCTACGGCAAACTTTATCTTTGTCAGAGCCTCAAGGTTCTCCTTTAGGCTCCTGGCTTGCTCACTTGCGACACCAAGGGATTTAATTTCAACCTTTAAATTGTATTGGCGCCCGCTAATATTCCTGCCTAACTTATTAAATTCCTCCTGAATACCAAGGCGATCAAACTTAATATTGATTGGCAGGTGGTACGAAGACGCAGCCGCTCCGAGAGTCGTGAGCTGGCCCCTGAAATAGTTAAGGTCAAAGCCAACGCTTAGCTTAAGCTCTGGACTTCCAGCTCCGACTGCCATTTTACACGGGCCCTATTGTTTTAAGCATAGCAAATACTTCATTCTTCACGCTGTGAAGCCATCTTTAATTCATCCGCCAACAGGGCTATTACTCGTCCATTCATCCTTCTGGTTTTCATCAATTGCCGCAGCACAGCAAGGCTTTCCGCTGAAACACCGCGATCTTTCCTGACTCGACGAGTGTCAAATGGAAGATAGTCATTCACGTTTGGCTTCACACTCTTCCCTCCTAAAGCGCCAAGAACTAAAGTGGCCAGCTTCGCGGTAGAGATACTACTGATGTTGTATTTTTGCAGGTCGTGATTTTCCAGCCATTGCAGTGCTTTTTTTACATCGTCAACTTTCTGCATGCCAAAATGCTGAGCGTTCCATCGCCCATCATTGAGGTCGGAGGCGCATAAGCGATGATAGATGTCGTCCCATTTAGTAAGGGACGCAAGCACTGCCTTGGCTTGCTTTTCTATTCGTTCGGTGTGGCAGCAGTCGTCTTCTTCGGTGTTTTTTTTGCGGCTGCCTTTGCCTCCACCTCTTGCTCGCTTCCAATGAAGTCAAGAGCCTTGCTGATAACCTCCCTAGTGAAGCCAGTAGTGTCTTCCATCGACCAGTCGGGCATTGCTGTCCATACATCGTCGATCAAGCCTTCGCCGCGACAGCGGATAAATGCAGTGACCAGTCGTGCATTGTTGCCCTCCACACTGCCCCCGCTACCAATCATGCTGAGAGTTTCCTCCGTGAAGTCACTCAGCAGGTCCATTTCGGAGCCAACACCGCCGCCCTGCAACAGAGCAAATGCTTCATCAAGGGAAACACCCTTGGCAGCCGCAATGCGCTTTGCCAGTTGAACAGCACGAATAGTGGATTGACTTTGAAGCTTGGAAATCTCTTCCTGCTCAATAGATTCGGCGACAAGCCAGCCACCCAACTTCTTCATCCGCACGGTCGGGGTGAGGTCGAAATATTGGATTTCCTTGCTGGCGACTAGAAAGCTATACTTGCTCATGGCTTAAAATGTTTAAAGTGGCGTTAAATGCCTTCACTCGTTCGCTTTGAGATTGAAATTCTTTTGGAATTTCCACGACGAATGAATGCTTGTCGTTAGCAATTCTAATGGTGGTTTCGAGAATGGACATAAGGCAAAGGATGCCCACCTCTAAGTCGTTGTTGCTCTTCAGGCAGTTTATGGCATGGACCGAGCCGTCGTCACTCCATAGATAGTCAATTTCCATTAAGAGTCTTTAGCTGGGCCCTGATTCTAAGCACCAATGCCTTGCCTGGCCCTTTGTGAAAGAATGACGATGGGATGGAAATGTCATCGGTAAAAGGACGCGCTGTTACGTTTGTCCCCTTCCCATAGTGAACGTACCAAGCGTACTCCTCCCCTGATGAGTTTTTGGCGTCCCAGTGCCAAGTTGCTTCAATTCCCGATGGCGATTCGTTAATCTTAAAGCTTTCGACCCCGCTTTCGTACAACAGTCCATAGTCGTAAATGTCGCGAGGACTGCCAACAACTTCACCAGTCCTTTTGCGTTTTGTTTCATTGTCATATGCCCATCGGCCCATTTCCTTGAACTGGTCGTCCCAATGCGCCTCATTGATATCTTCTTTTGCCCATTTCTTGAAGGCATTGGCCAGTGCTTGTTCGAGCGCGGCGGAGTTATGAATTTTGGCAGAGGTTATTATCACCGCTATATAGACGGGTAAATGTTGCGAAGAATAGTGTCTGGAATGATAATCCTACAGCGGTCATAGCCCACGTCATCTCCAGGGAGAAAACGAAATGTACCATCAGGGAACCGTCTGGTCATGCGCTCCATTGCTGTGGCAAGCGTAGAACTGCTACCTGTATATTGCACCAGCATTACCTCCCATTGCTGTAAAATTCTCAACGTGCCAACCATGACGGTAGGAAGTTGTTCTGGAAATTCTCGAATTGTTACTTCCAGGCCTGTTGCCTTCCAGTCGCTTGGTACGCTTTGCCTGCCCACCGTATAAATGGCTGGCACCATGCTTCCGTTGGGAAGCGCATAAGTGCCAATCAAATCGGGACTGGCGCTTAGCAATGTATTAATAGTGTCTCGAAATTGAACTATGTTCACAATAAAAAAAGCCTCCCCGTAAAGGAAGGCTAGCAAAACTATGGAGGAAATGCTTAGCTGTTGGGAACAGAAGGATTGAGCGTGCCAGAGTTGGTTGCATTCTGGTGAATGCCAATGCGGCTGCGGCTCATCAAGTCGAAGGTAACTTCCACGAGGTTATCAGCAGGATAGCTCTCGTTGTAGTTCATCACGCGGCTAACAAATGCCACGCGATCATAGAAAAACGTAGTGCCACTAACGCCAAGTTGCTTGTTGATTTCAACGTACACTTCAGCATCTTTGTCATAGCGAGCAGAGCTGATCACCTGGAATGCTTCGTCAAAAGAGTTGGGAACGAAGACAGTTCCGTCAATATCCTTCTGGAAGTAGGAGGTGATTGACGCAGTCACGGCAGAAGTCGTGATCACGCTATCAGAGAAGCCGCCGCCGCCAAGGACGTAGAACTCAGTGTTGTTGTCGTTGAAGGCGAGAGAAGCTGTCGTAGCCGCCTGCAGGGTGTAGAGCGTGGGAGTACCGCTCACGGTAAAGGTAGCGCCGCTCTGCGTGATCACAGGGCGAGCAGTACCGGAAATAGAGCCAACACGAATGATAACGTCTTGGCTCTTAACCAATTCAGTTGGGTGGTAGAGAGTCATTTTTCCTCGATGGGATAAAAAGAAGGAACGGTTAAGCGTTCAAGACGCTTCCTTTGCCAACCAGTCTAAATATTCCTCTGATTGGCGTGCCGAGAA